CACTATCACTGTTCAAGGAACAGGGGCTTTGACCAGCGCGGCTGTATAATTAGAAGGATATTAATATGAGTATTGCCAAGCGTATTGCAGAGCGAACATCGAATAAGCGTCACATCGACGTTGCAGAGTGGGGTGATGAAGGCAAGCCAGAGACGGTCTATTACGGCCCTCTGCTTGCTGGTGAATTGAACCGCATTCAGCGCAAGCACCCTAACTTTTTGGGTTCCGCATCATTTGATGCAATGGTTGATCTTATCATTCTCAAGGCTGAAAATGGTCAGGGCGAAAAGTTGTTCACGCTTGAGGATAAAGCTGTCCTGATGCGTGAAGAAGTATCTGTAATTTCGACTGTGGCCGCTGCATTTATGAGCGGTGATAGCGTCGAGGAGCAGGAAAAAAACTAAGAAACGATCCGCTTAGGTACAATCTTATTACCCTGGCGGATCGGCTCGGCAAGACCATCGCAGAGATTGAACAAATCTCAATTGAAGAGTATAACGAGTGGGTAGCATTCTTCAAAGTGAGTGAGGAAAACCAGAAGCGTGGCAGAGCAAAATCTTGATTTTAATATCATTGCCCATACGCAAGGCATGGAGCAAATCGCCAATCTGATTAATCGGGTTGGCGCTCTTGAGGCTGAAACCAAGAAGTTAGCTTCGGCCAATGCCGCGTTGTCTTCATCAACTGACAGCGTAATTCGTAACGGTGTGCGCTATAATAATGCGCTGGATGCTCAGTCCAAGGCTCTTCGCCAAAACCGCCAAGGCACTCAGCAACTTGGTATGCAGATCAATGACTTTGCTACCAGTGTGTCAACTGGCGCAAGTCCTGTGCAAGCATTCAACCAACAAATAGGTCAAGTTGGTATCGCCATGTCGCAAATGGGTGGTGCGGCTGGTAAGGTTGGTGCTTTTCTAGCTGGTCCTTGGGGTGCTGCCCTTGTCATAGGCACGATGGCTGTTTCCGCATTATGGAACATGATGAGCCAAGCCCCAGAGGTGAATGAAAAGTTTGCGTCATCTCTTGAGCGTTCTCGCGATGCGCTTTTCAATTATCAGGTTACTTTGGCGCAAACACGCGAAGAGGTGCTGGCACTATACGAAACTAAGTTGGCTGGTCTTCAATTTGAATTTCAGAAGTCGGCAACTGAGGCGGGTAAGCTTGGCCGCAAAATGCAGGAAAGCCGAAGGATTTTAGATAACTGGACGACACAGCCTTTGTTAAAAGTTGGCAAAGCCATGTTGGAAAACGCGGTGGCAACCACTGGTTATAATGAGGCCACAACTAAAACCTTAGACATAAATACTGAGATGCTTCAGTTGCAGAATACGCTTGCTCAAATGAGAAAGCGCCACGCTAAAGAAGACAGCGCCGCATCCGCTAAGGCTCTACGGGCTGCCGAATCGGCTGCTAATAAACTGCAAACACAGCAGGATGCTGAATTAGAGCAAGCAAACAAAATAGCTGAGAAAATACGCGACATGGCGCTCGTGTATGGGGACGCAGGTAAAGAAGCTGGCACAGCAGCTAAGAAGCTTGATGACTTTAATGACATGGTCAAGCAACTCCAAAAGTTGAATGGCGGAGCGGCCATTGCGAAAGAACTTTCGGATAGCATTGATCTTGTAAGAAAGGGTATTCAGGACGATGGCGCTAAGAAGGCGCTGTCTGATCTTAACGAAGAAATGGATAAGTTGGTTAAAAAGGACTTATCTCCTTTTGAGCAGCGCATTTCTTCATTGATGGAAAAGTTAAGTGCGGCTGGTGGCCTTGATAAACTTGATCCCGTAAATAAGGGTAAGTTCCAAGTTAGTGTCACTGCCGCTGCTAATGTGGATTTTGATGCAGCGTTACAGGGTCAGCGCGATCTTTTGAACAGTGCTTTGGGCGTTGATGACGCATTCCAAATGCAAGTCGCATCTCTTGAGCAAATTATAGAACGAATGGTCGCGCTTGGCATTCCAACAGATGCGATGGTTGCCAAGTTGCAAGAATTTCGAGCCCTCAATCAAGATACAAAAATTGCTGAAAGAAACAAAGAGTTAAAGGCTTCGTTTGAGGCGATAGGAACCGCTGTTTCTAACTCGTTCAAAGGTATGATTACTGGCGCAATGTCGTTTCAAAGCGCGATGAAGGGCATTATTGGCGCGGTTATTAATGAGTTGTTGAGGCTCTATGTTGTTCAGCAGATTGTTGGGGTTGTCAGTAGTGCGCTTGGTGGTATTGGCCTTCCATTGCCCAATTTGCCAAAGAAAGCCTTTGGCGGCTCAGTAACGGGCAACAAGCCTTACATGGTTGGTGAACGAGGCCCAGAACTCTTTGTTCCTGGTGGCAACGGCACAATCATTCCAAACAGCAACATGCGTGGTGGTGGTGGCGGAAACCCTATTAGCATCAGCGTGGACGCCCGTGGCTCAAGCGATCCAGCAGCAGTTCGCGCTCAGGTGCAGCAGGGAATCCTTGAGGCCGCTCCAGCAATCATCGCAGCGGCAGAGTCGCGCACAATATCAAGCCTTCGTAGGCCGCGCCTAGGTGGAGCAATGCAGTAATGGCTACAATTACATATCCTTCAACGCCAAAGCCACAGGGCATAGCGTGGCGGCTGCTTATGCCAACTCAGACCAACGTATCTGATTGGACAGGACGGCGTCAGACGCTTGCCTCTGGTCGCGGCTGGTGGGAAGCCCAGATAACCTTACCGCCAATCGTGGGTACGACTAACATCAATGCTTGGCGTTCTTTTATTGCCAAGTCGCGTGGCACAGCAAACGATTTTCAAGTTCCCGTCGATCCAGTAGCGCAGTCTTCTGCAACTGCTACGCCACTGGTAAACGGCGCTGGTCAGACAGGCCGGACGCTAAATACTGACGGCTGGCCCTTGTCCACTACCGTCTTACAGGCTGGTCAGTTTGTGACTATCAACAACCAGCTTTTGCAGTTGACTGAAAACGTCACTTCAAATGGTTCTGGCGTGGCTGTCTTGACGTTTGAACCGCCTGTGCGAGTTTCGCCAGCGGACAACGCCGCGATTGAATACAAGAATCCATATTGCCTAATGTATTTTGTGGAGGAGCCAACGCTTTCAGTTGAGTCAGGTTATCTATATAGCCTCTCACTGAATCTACGGGAGTCCTTCTAATGGTTGATGCAACCACACAGGCCGCACTGGAGGCCACAGTCGTTAATTGGCGAGTGCTTATTTATGCTGACTTTGTTGGCGATGTACTGCGCGGAACCAGTGGCCTTTATAACAAAACAATATCAGGATCGGGTGATTCTGAACTGGATGGAATTTATGAGGGCTTCGATCATAACCTGATACAAGTAAGTCCGGTAAAGCATAATGAGCAAGGCGCGGACACAGTCAGCATTTCTATGAGTGGCTTGATTGTAAACGATGCTGGCTTTTTAGCCATTATTGGCGACAAATCAAAATGGCAGGGTCGTATTGCGCGGCTTTGGTTTTATTGCGTTGACCAGAACGAAAATCAAGTCGGCTCTATCATTCCATATTACACCGGATACATGAATGAAGTTGGCATCAACGGCAACTCCAGCAGCCAGACAGTGACGCTTACAATTGAAAACTATTTAGTCAGCATCGCTGGCGCACAGAATAAAACTTACCTTATTCAAAACATCTTTGATGCTGGCGACCTAAGTGGTGAGGCATCTATCTCTGCTGCCAACGGTATGGCGGAGGCTGGTAACTACGGCTACGGCGGCGGTGGCGGCGGATACAGCGACGGAAGTAACGGAAACTATCGATGAGAATATCTTGTTGGGAAGATGCACTGTCCGACTATATGGACATGAAGCGCCATGAACCGTTCGAGTATGGCGTAAATGACTGCTGCATGTTTGCCGCAGGGGCTGTTGAGGCTATCACTGGCGAAGACCCTATTCCTGAATTTCGCGGTAAGTATGATAGCCTTAAAACCAGCCTACAGGTCATTAAGGACATTGGCGCTGGAACTCTTGAGGCCACTATGGATGGAAAGTTTCCAGAAGTGGAAATAGGTCATGCACAGCGCGGAGACTTGGCTTTCTTTGATGGCAGCGTTGGTGTAGTAATGGGCGGCTTCGCTTATTTCGTTTCAGACGATGGGGTAGAGCGCATTAACCGATCCCTATGGGACAAATGCTGGGGTATTGGCCGTGGGTAAGGCTCTAAAAACTATTGCGATGGTTGCCGCAGTAGGCGCTTTGATTGTCGCTACTGGCGGACTTGCGCTTTTTGGAACAACCACAGCGGTAACTCTTTTTGGCGTTAGTGCAGGGACGCTTACGCTTGTAAGCCTCGGCGCTGGTATTATGGCAACCTTGCTGACGCCAAAGCCAAAGTTGCCACCATCGCAAATTTCTAGGCTCAACGTCAGTCTTGATCCGTCAACGCCGCGCAAGGTTGTGTTTGGCACAACAGCCATGCCACTTGATATGCGCTATCATGAATCCAGTGGTACTGATCAAGAATATGTTGATTATATTGTTGCTTTGGCTGCTCATAAAGTTTCGTCAATTACAGAAATATGGTTTGAAGAAAAGCAAGCATGGACACTCGCTGGCGGTGTTACAGGCACTTACTCCGGCTATCTGACGGTTGCTGTTCGCACTGAGGGAACGGCTGGTAACTATATTTCCATTAACGGTGGAACAAAGTGGGGTTCAAGTCGTCGTCTTACTGGATGCGCTTATTTGCACCTTCGCATCAAACGCACAGGCAATGATAAAAAAGCAGAAAGCCCACTGGCAAACGGCTTACCCAGCCGCATAACTGTTATTGGCGATGGCGCTCTTCTTTACGATCCACGCAAAGATAGCACAGTTCCTGGTGGCTCTGGTTCGCATCGCGCCACAGACCAAAGTACTTGGGGCGCTTACACCAATGCGGATGACACCGACAACCCTGCTCTGCAACTGCTCTGGTGGATGTTGGGCTGGGAAATTAATAACAAATTATCAGTTGGCTGCGGTGTCCCTTACACTCGCATCGACATGGAGTCGTTTATTACGGCTGCAAACATCTGTGATGAAAACGTAACGCTGGCAATAGGCGGCACTCAAAAGCGTTATCGCACCAGTGGAACTGCATCCGACACTGATGATCGTTTGGAAATCATTAACAACTTTCTTGCGTCAATGAACGGTACGCTTCGTGATAATGGCGGTAAGTTGACCTTAACGGTAATGAAGAATGATCTTGCTGACTATGTTTTAAGCTTTAACGAAAACGACATTCTTGGTGAGTTTGATTGGCAGCAGACAGGTGGTCTGACAGAAAATTATAACGTGGCCCGTGGCCGCTATGTTGATCCATCGCCAAACAGTCTTTATCAAATGGTGGACTATCCAGAAGTTGGCTTTGCCTCACCGGATGGTGTTGAGCGCGTTATGTCAGTTGACCTTCCATACATTGAGGATGGTCGCCGCGCCCAACGTATCGCCAAGCAGATATTACAGCGCAATCAGTATCGTGGGATGCTATCGATTACTTTTAACGCCAAGGCTTTGGGATGTCAGGTTGGCGACATTGTGCGAATTAGCCTTGAGGCCCTTGGCTGGTCAAACAAGCTATTCCGCGTTGTAACTCAAGAAATCCGCTTTGATGGTCAAGTGCCAATGAGGCTGGTCGAAGAGAACGCTGCTATCTACGCATGGGATGCAGAAGATGCTGCTCCAATAACGCCGACTGCGCCTACGATCTATGACCCACTGAAAAGCCCATTTATCCTTGGTATTGATGTTGCTGGAACAACTGCTGAATGGTCTGGCGTAATTGATGATAATGGCGACAAGCCTGATGACAACGCCACCAGAAACGTAAACAGGGGCGAATGGTCCGGCTCTTCGGTTGCATACATTGTCGGTGACTTTGTGCAGCGCGATGGCTCAAGCTATTCGGCTATTGTCGCTCACACATCAACGTCGTCCAATGGCCCCCCAGGAGCGAACTGGGCGTTACTGGCTTCGCAGGGTGTTGCTGGTGACCCCGGCGCTGATGGTCCTCCTGGTGCTGATGGCACTCCGGCAATAAGTGGCTACCTTACCAAAGAAGCTGTCCAAGTATTTGCCTATGCCAATGGCGGCGTTGTTTCCTACGCGCCAGCATCCGGCAGCTTTAAGGTGTTTAGCGGCAATACGGATGTAAGCAGTTCGTTCAGCCTATCGACCATCAGCAACCCGCAGTCTTTGACTGTTGGCTATTCAAGCCAGACATATTCAGTCACGGCTGGCTTTGATGCAAACGAGGATACTGCGACACTTGGCATTCGTGCAACCGGAAGCGGTACTTATGCTGGTATCACTATCGACAAGCTGTTTTCGCTATCAAAAGCTAAGGGCGGATACGAAATTGTCGCGTCACTACCTTCAACTGATCTTTTTGAAGGCAGGGTTGTATTCCTGACCACAGACGATAAGTTGTATCGTTATACTGGTGCAGCGTGGACAACGGCGGTTCCAGCGGCTGATATTAGCGGAACCTTGGCTGACGCGCAGATTGCGGCGGTGGCCGCTGCAAAGGTCACAGGAACTCTTTCTGACAGCCAATTGGCGGCGATTTCTGCTGCAAAGGTTACGGGGCAGATTGTTGGAACACAGATCACTGATGGGGCCATATCTACTGCAAAATTGGCAGCAAACTCTGTCACATCTAACGAGATTGCGGCCAATACGATTGTCGCTGCGGATATTGCGTCTGGCACTATTACTGCCACGCAAATTGCTGCGGCAACAATCACTGGTGCGAAGATAGCCGCCGGTACAATCGCAGCAGGTAATATCGCAGCGAACACCATTACGGCGTCAGAGATTGCCGCAAACACAATTACTGCTGCACAGATTGCCACCAACGCCATTACTGCTGATGAGATAGCGGCTGGTGCAGTAACGGCTGCAAAAATGAGCGTTACCGAATTGTCGGCCATTACAGCGACAATTGGAACACTGCGGACGGCAACCACTGGGGCAAGGCTTGAGATTGCAAGCAATCAGATCAGGGTCTATGATGGCAGCAACGTTCTGCGCGTTCGTTTGGGGATTTGGTAATGCCACAGGGACTGCAAGTTTTTGATGCCGCTGGAAACATTCTTTTAGACACATCAACGATAGTCATGAAGAGAATGATCTCTTACCCAGTAACTGTAACCAGCACATCACCTAACACGATAGCTTTGACCATCCCTTCTACAAATACGGTTTTGGGCGCTATTGCAGTTCCAGTTTCGACAGGCGCAGCATCAGAAGTGATAGGCATAGAGTTAAGCGGCTCTAATCTTATTTGGACTGCGCGGGTGAATAATGGATTAAATTATAGTTTGGATGTTTTGATAGCATGACTGCTCTTTTTGAAGCCTATGACGATACAGGTAAGTTGCAGCTTACTACGGAAGCCGTGACCTACTATGTGTCCAATTCTTACTCTGTGACTACCACCAGCATGGGCGGCGGTGGCTATGGTCAGGTAATTATCAGTATCCCAAATTCGACTGATCTGGTCGCCTTCCGGTGTACAGATGGCATCAACATTTCAGGATACCGTGAATTATCAAACTACAAGTTTATCACTCAAACACCTGTCTGCACCATACAGATCAAGATACTTAGCCTTGCAAGAAACCTAAGCCCCACCGCAGATACATTTGGGATGCAATTGTTTGCGCCTGATGGAACGCTTCAATTTTCAGCAGCAAGAAACATGTCCTTCTTCTTGGATAGCGTATCTGTTTTTGGCGAGGATGGAATTGGCGATGTTGGGGAAACCATGACTTTCGCTTCCGGCGTCAATCCGTATGCAGTTATCGCTGGGACTGAATATACAGGCTATACTGGCTACACTGAATTTGATGATTTTGAGCGCATAATCAATGTGTCTTATATGAACTCTACTACGATAGGTGTTGAAAGCGTTACCATAAATGATTGGCCTAGCTTACCAGGCGGAAGTGGCGGTTATGGTGTTGGCGGAACCTACACTGTTTTCGCAGTTTCGTGAATACTCAGTTGGCAGCTAAAACATAAAGTGCTAAAGATACGGCACGAAGGGAATCCCAATGGCATTTATCTACGACCTGTCTGACACTTGGAACAATGCGGGTATTTCATTCAGCGGCATTAAGATCAATGTGACTGACTCCGCCAGTGCGGCTGGCTCTAAGTTGCTTGATCTACAGATCGGCAGCGCATCCAAATTTACCGTCGGCAAAACCGGAACTGTCACTGCCACTGGAATTATTGAAAGCACTGTAGGTGGCTTTAGGTTCCCAGACGGCACGACACAGATTACCCGCGCCGTAACTAGCGTAACATCTACAGACGGTTCTGTTGCAATCACGGGTACGACTTCTGTCGATCTTTCCGCTGTTTTTGCTACTTCAGCTTCTAATCTGCTTTTGCCAGTTCGTAACACCACTGGCGCGACACTGACAAAAGGCACTGCTGTCTATATTAGTGGTGCTACTGGACAGATTTCAACTGTCAGCAAGGCAATCGCAACTGGCGATGCAACATCAGCGCAGACATTGGGTCTGGTCACAGCCGACATTGCTAACAATGCCAATGGCAACGTAACTCTTGTTGGCACAATCACAAACATTAACACCTCTGCATACGCAGATGGTCAGCAACTTTATCTAAGCCCCACTACGGCTGGAACACTAACGGCAACCAAGCCTTATGCGCCACAGCATTTGGTTTATATGGCGGTTGTAGAACATGCTCACCCAACGCAGGGCAAGCTGTTCGTCAAAGTTCAAAACGGTTATGAGTTAGATGAGTTGCACGATGTGTCGGCTCAGTCACCAAGCAACAATGATGGTATATTTTACAACACAGCAACAAGCCTGTGGGAAAACAAGTCCATTGTCACGGCGCTTGGTTACACGCCATATAACGCCACGAACCCAGCCGGATACACAACAAATGTTGGTACGGTCACCAGTGTTGCTGGTACGGGGACTGTCAATGGCTTGACGCTGACAGGCACAGTCACAACCAGCGGATCACTGACCCTTGGCGGCACTTTAAGCAATATCGCCAACAGCCAGCTTACTAACAGCGCAATTACAATAAATGGAACATCTACCGCGCTTGGCGGTTCTATTTCCGTTGGTACTGTCACCTCTGTCGCTGCGCTCACGCTTGGCACTTCTGGAACTGATCTTGCGTCCAGCGTAGCTAACGGCACTACAACGCCTGTTATAACGCTAAACGTACCAACGGCATCAGCCACTAACCGTGGTGCGCTTTCGTCATCCGATTGGTCAACCTTCAACGCCAAGCAAGCTGCACTTGTTAGCGGCACAAACATTAAAACTGTCGGCGGCGCTTCTCTGCTTGGTTCAGGCGATGTTGGAACCATTGGCTTGGCATACGGCGGTACAGGAGCCACGACTGCGTCCGGTGCGCGTACAGCACTTGGCTTAGGCACGGCTGCTGTCCTTAATGCTGGCGTTGCTGGCGGCGTTGCTACTCTTGACGGTAGCGGCACTGTGCCAACATCTCAGTTGCCTGGTGCAGTTCTTGGCGGCTTGAACTATCAAGGCACTTGGAACGCATCCACCAACACGCCAACCTTAGCATCTAGCACTGGCTCAAAGGGCTATTACTATGTTGTCAGCGTTGCAGGATCGACGAATCTAAACGGAATAACCGATTGGAAGATTGGCGATTGGGCTGTGTACGACGGCACGACATGGCAGAAGGTCGATAACACCGACGCTGTGTCTTCGGTCAATGGCTTTACTGGCGCGGTTGTTCTGACCACCAGCGATGTTGCTCAAGGCACTAACCTGTACTTCACGCAAGCTGCTGCCCGTGGCTCTGTCTCTGCGGGAACAGGCATAAGCTACGATAGCGGCACTGGCGTAATAACGAACTCTGCTCCCGATCAAACTGTTGCTCTGACGGGCGCTGGTACGACTGTTGTCACTGGCACATATCCTAACTTTACGATTACATCCAACGACAGCACGGTTGGTACGGTAACGTCTGTTGGCGGCACTGGTACGGTTTCTGGCCTCACGCTGACAGGCACGGTAACAACGTCTGGTAACTTGACTCTTGGTGGCACACTGGCGGTAACACCATCCAACTTTGCCTCGCAGACTGCCAACACTGTTCTTGCTGCACCAAATGGCGCGGCTGGTGTTCCTACATTCCGCGCAATTGTTGCGGCAGACATTCCAACGCTTAACCAGAACACAACTGGGACAGCGTCGAACGTAACTGGAACTGTTGCTGTTGGTAACGGCGGCACGGGGGCGACGACACTGTCTTCGGGCTATCTGGTCAAGGGCAACGGCACATCTGCCGTCGGCGCGTCTGTTGTGTACGACAATGGCACAAACGTCGGGATTGGTACAAGTTCGCCATCTTTCCGACTACAGGTAGAAACAGACACCGACGCTAACGCGGGGGCGTTTATCCGCAATAGCAACACCGGAACGGCGGCTTCGGGGATTGTATCTGTAAATAGCCTAGTTGGTGGTATTAGTATACGAGCGCACTCGGCGGCACATACCGTATGGCCAAACTCGACTTTACTCCAGTCGGACAGCGGCTTTACGGGTGGCTTGAACATCTTACAAGCTGGCGCAAACCCTATTCTGCTTTGGACTAATGGCTCAGAACGTATGCGCATCAGTAGCGCAGGCGATGTTGGGATTGGCACAACCACACCGGCAAGCCGTCTTAACGTATCCGGCACGACAGGCTTCACTTGGCCGGATGGTGGTGGTACATCTTCTGGCCTTGTCACCATCGGAACCCAAGGCACTGGCGGTTCGCTTTTCGTAAACACCGCAAGCCTT